TGATAGGCCCTGAGTTCATCCAATAGGATATTGTCGGATTTCTTGGGCTTGATTGCGTCACGAACTGCAACCATGTCAGGGGCCTTGTGAATGGGGCCTTTTGTAACCTCTTCATATTTCTTAATGTAAGCCCGATAGGTGGACAGCTTGCCCTTGGGCCATGCGCCGCCCCCTGTCTTAACCTTGGGGCCTGATAGGTCCGGTGCGCCCGTCTCTTTGTCTGCCCAATGGTCAAAGCCCATAAGAAACGAAAGGTGATTAAAGATATCAGGGGCCGCAAGGCCCTCAGTTTTGGATATCTTGCGTACTTGATTAAAGAGCGTTGTGGATACGTCTTTGAGGCCCTCAGTTTTAGACTTTATGCCACTCTCGATATCTATGATGTTTTGGCAGGTCGCTTGAACATCCCCAAAGGCAGGGGTCAAGGCTTGGCTATTGTGGAGGCGCTGGGCTTCAGCGATTGTTACAGTTTTGGTAGTCATTGTGTATGTTCCTTTTGTTAACTTGGGTTGAACCGTGGGCAGGTCTAGTGCCACCCTTTGGCCTGTATAGATTACCAAAGTGGACTAAGGAAGTCTAAGGTTTATTCTGAAATAGCAGAAAAAAAATTGATGGGATTAAAAATGGAAGGGCCATAAAATTAACTGAGTTAAGTTTTTAAATATCCCAAGATTGCCCCGGCGATTACCAAAGGCCAGACAATAAATTAACTGAGTTAACTTTTCATAACCATTGATACCTTGAGCGTTAGACTATTGAACTAATCCAACACAATAAAACCAATAGGATACAATGGTTTGTGGCAAACTGTGGGGCATTGTGGCCCTGCATTGTGTCGAAACAAGCCCAGAGGCAAGCCCAAGCGATACCCACCACCCCCCACCAGCCCCCTTGTTGTGACACACAGGGGCGAAGGGGTACGGGGGACATGCGCGTGAGAGATACGTAGAAGTACCCTTTCGGATTTTTCCGTGGAAACTTTAGGCTCCCCCAGTACATACCAGAGTGTATCCTGTACCTTTACGCATTGGCCCCTAAAGAAACAGACACACATTGACCTACTGCATAGGCATCTTTGTGGGGCTTACTGATTTCCAGTATTTCTAGGAAGGTCTGTTTGGCTACCTCACACTCCTTTAGGGTTCTAAAGGCATTATTGGGTGCTTGAACACTAAAGAGGTCCTGATGTGTAAGGACCATAACTATAACATAGACTACCATTGTGTATCTCCTTACAGGGACTACCATTGGTTCCTATAGGAGTACTATTATCTATAGGAATATATCTATGTGGGTATGTGTCTATAGAAGCCTTATCACTCCTATAGGTTACTATAGGTTACCATAGATATATATATTCACCCCCGAAGATGTCCATTAATTGACAACCTAGTGGACAACGAACCATTGGGACGCTTCTGGGGCCTGTTGTTTCTTGAGTAACGAACCTGTTGAGAACCTTTCGAGGGTTTCCATAAGCAACTCTTCTTTTCTGTCGTGCATCGCTTTGTCTGCTGAAGCTGCCATTTGTTCTGTCCAGTAGGATACCGCCATACTCAGGGCATCTAGGCGGTCATCGTGGGCCAAGGCTCCCCGTAGGTTTGTTATGCGGGTCATTTGGTAGGCCAAGGTGTACTTAGGTGCTTTCTCTTGGGAGTACCCTTGGACGCTCTGCCAATCTCTCTCAATCACCTTGGGGTCAAAGACTAGACGGTGTTGGTTCATTACGGGTTCTAGGGTATCTATAATCCTGTGTTCCTTTTGTTTGGAATGTCGGACTTCCCCCACTGTTACATCGTGGACTTTATACAGGACGGGCTTGAAGAGTTCTGTGAACATCCCATCCCCAAAGTTACTCTCAACAATTATTTCGTTAACCTTGTTTCTTTTGGCTACCACAGCGAGGGCTTGCAGGGCTTCATTGGAGTAGCCCCCTTTGACGCCTCCTGCGTCCGTTACGAACAACTGACCAGACAACATCTTTACGACTGCATAGGCTGTTTCATCGGCCCCACGACCAGAGGGGTCCACAGCCATGACGGACCCTGTGTAATCGAGGTAGCTGCCTACTGTGTCCGAAGGGCCATAATACTTGTCACCAGCAAGCCCTAGGTTTGGGAGTTCTTTTATTTCGTATTGTGGGTTTCTTCCCCAGATAACTCTTTCAGGTGCTTTGTCGTTATCAAGGGGCATCACTATGAGGTCTGAGAGCTTCAGGGGATACCTGTCTCCATCTGACAGGCTAGTGTCCAGCATGAACTGTAGGCTGAACCCTGAGCGTCCATAGGATAGCTCTCGTTCCAACAGGTCATCGTCCGTAAATCGCTTAGGGTCCGTGGGAAGCCCCGTGAGGCCCTCAGTGTCTCTGTCAAGTAGGTCAGTGACCAAAGGAGCCAACCTGCCACTGTAGCGGCTTCTCACGGCCTCTGAGGGATATCTAGCAGGCCAGATACGGGCGTCATAGCCCCGACTAGGGAGTTCCTCGTAGAGAGACATTTCGGTTTGTGGGGTTCCTAGGTAGATTATGCGACCATCGGGTTTTAGGACCGCATCAAATTCCTTAACGGCTTCCGCTAGTTTTTCCCTCATCATTTGGGTTGCTGAGTTGTTGGGAATTTCGATATCGTCGGCTACTATTATGTCGGCTCTGGACCCCGATAGCTGACCAGTTATACCCACAGACTTAACACTAGGGCTATGGCTAGGTCCCGCTGGACCCACATCGAAGGATATCTTTGAGTTCCTTTGTTCGTCCCTAGGCCGAAGGTGTTGCAGTACGGGCATGTCATTGATGAGCCGCTGGGTAAATGTACTGAAGTCATCGCTTCGGTTTTTAGAGGCACTAACAACCAGAACTTTAATCTCTGGGTCTAGCAGTAGTTGGTGGACCACAAAGGCACTGGTAATGTAGGATTTCCCTACGCCCCTGAAGGCTTCTATGACTTCCCGTCTAGGGCCATTCTGTAGGTACTCAGCGATATCGTATTGTATGGGGGTTGGTTGTGGTAGGTTTAGGTGTTTCCAAACCATATACAGGAAGTTCCTGAAGTCAGTGAGCTTTGATGAGTTTGATTTCTTCGTCTTCGTCAAAAGGAAGTTCCTCAAATAATTGCTGTAGGTACGAACCATCGGTAGGAATAGCCTCAATACCGTTGTCCTTCAGGAACCTAACGGCTACTCCAAGGTCTGATGGTTTAGCTTCACCACTGCGTACTCGGTCCAGTAGTTCTTCAGCCAAGGCCCCATGAAGGTCGTTAAGAACCTCTGATACTTTTCTAGTCATCTTTGTTTCTTTCTATTTTCACTTCGGGGCATAATGCGGAGATTTGAGGGACGGTTATCGTTGGTGTTGAAGTTCCTGTGGTCAACATCCTTACCATCGCCTTTCCTAGCGCGACCCATGGCAACCATGTATCGCCTAGCGGAGTTACGCCCTGACCTACGTTTTATCTGTGAGGGTTTCCCGTGATACTGCTCGTATTCTTTTTTGTAGTCTCTTGTTCTCATTAGCTATTTTCCTGCGTATCTCTTGGGCTTGTTTTGCAATGGTTTGTGCCTGACGTTCTATCTCAAGGCTTTGCTTGGTTATTGCGTCTACCTGTGGAAACTGCACCACTGTCATTTCTTAAAGCCCTTGAGAGTACGAAAACCAAAGGACGCCGCTATGGACGCATACATTCCCCATTGGACCCAGCTTGGGCAGTTCTCAAGATTCTCAAATCCGATTGCCATGTATTCCTGTAGGGAAGGCACAAAGTTAGCCGCTAGGATTAGCACGAAAACTATTGTCCAAAGCTCGTCTTTCCAACTGTCTTTAGAAGCCTCTATAGCCGACTGTTCCCAATCGGTTTCGCTTGTGGCTTTCTTGAGGGCTATCTCTGCGTTTGCCTTTTGGATAGCGGTCTTACCGTCTATGTAACTACTAGCAAGACCACTGATTGCGGATACTATGGGGCCAATCATACTTCTTTATGGCCCACTGCGAAATACGCACCTACCAAAGCCGAAAGAGCAAGGTACTGTGCCATTAGAATACTCTCGGCCTCTGCCATTCTTGAGGGGTCATATATAGTTGCAGCGGTACAGAACAGCATCATACCCATAGCACCCCAACACATATGCCTACGGTTTGCTTGGTACGTCTTCATGTCTAGGTGTTGTCGTTCTTCAAGTGTCATTGGATTACCCCATTGCTAGAAGCACAGCCGCGACTATGCTTATTATCAGGATACCAATGAAAACGCTGGTTCCTACCACCGCCATTTCACCTAGCATTTCCTGAGTTTCTTCTTTGGCCCTACGCTCCGCAGCGGCCTTTGTTTTAGCTGCCAGTGCTTGTTCCCGTTGGAGCTTAATAATATCTTGCCATACGTTAAAACCAAACCGACCTATCACCAACTCTTTACACTCTTTAATGGCTTCTTTGGCTAACTCTTGGTCAATGATGATTTGGGTTGCAGAGGCACCCGTAGCCTTTGCCATCTTTTCGTCTTTTTTAAGCTGCTTAGAGGCATCAAAAAGATTGTCTATGTCCTTAGTAATTGCCCCAATATCTTTTGCGGCCCCTATTGCTCCTTTAATTCCTGTAATGGACGCTTTTACCAAAGCAATCCCAGCCAACACCTCGGCAACCATTGGCCTTATCCTTCTAAAAGTTAACTCAGTTAATTATTTAGCGGCTACCATTAGGTCGATTGCTCCCCTGATTGCCTCTAAGTTTGCATCAATACGTGCCATTGTTACCGCTTGGTTATGCGCGGTAGATTCCATAGCTCCCATACGATTTGTGATTGTTGTTATGTCGTGGGTGTTACTTTCGATATCCTTTACCAACCCACTAACTGCCCATACTATTGCTGCCCCCTGTCCCGCCAAAGCTAGGACAACGGTTAACCCGTTCCATTCATTTAGTTTCATGGGGTCAGCTTGGAGCTACTGGCATATTAACGTCAGGAAAACCCTCTGCCGCTGGCAGGTCTCGCAGTGCTTGTCTGTACGTGCGCCACTCGTCTGTTATGCGGTCAGCTAGTGCCATAGTGTCAGACGCCGCTAGTAGTGCGTCACGCTCTGCTCGTACTTGGGTTGCTAATGTAACAGAAGGTTCTGTAGTTGTAAGAGCAGCTTCTTGGAAGTCAGGCCAATCAGCAAGGCTTGCATCATCATCAAATACTGCGCCGTCACCTGTTGTTTTATGATACCAGATTTTAGACATGATAAACCCTCATATTCCCTGCTCCCCCTGCCGAAGCGGCATTACCACTTGTGGAACCACCGCCGCCACCTCCGGGAACAGTAGCCGCTCCACCACCAGAATTATATCCACTACCATTTCCAGCCCATACGCTGGAGCCAGTACCAAGATTTCCCCAATCGTACGAACCGCCGCCACCTCCACCAAAGTAATTGTTGTTAGTATATCGTACTGTTACTTGGTTACTGCCGCTGCCCTTCCCGATAGAGCCGTCAACCCACTTGTACGGGTAGCTGGTATTGCCATAACCAGTTGGAGGACCAGCGATGTAAAAAACATTGCTTGAATTGTTGTTTACGGAAATGCCTGAAACAGCATCTAAAACAGAAGTGCCGTTAACTTCTTGCAGCCACCCACCCGCACCGTCTTCAGTTTGCGTGGTATAAACTCGACTGCCGTATGTAGAAGTAAGCGTGAATGTACTGTTTGATCTAGGGGTTTGGTTAGGTGACGAGCTAGTGCCAGCCGCTCCACCCGCACCGATTACATAAGCGCCACCATCAAAATACTTGGCTTTCCCGTACAGAAGAATTGCTCCACCACCAAGTCCACCTGTTGCTGCTGAATATTGTGACGAGCCATATGACCCACCACCTCCACCACCAACTAAATAAACCCAAACAAAATCATCGTCATTTAACGACCCCTTGCTCCATGTTCCTGACGAAGTGTAAGTGTTATTTGGGGATGCAAAGTTTGGGAAAGTAACCGTATCTGCGCCTGTGCTTATAGTAGCCCAAGCTGGTGAACCCGTAGCCCCGCCAGATTGCAGTAATTGTCCTGCTGTGCCTGTGCCATTCGCGATGGCGTCTTGATAAGCCAGCTTGCCAAGGTCAGCGTTTGTCGGCACTTGGTTTGCGCCAGTTCCTATTAGTTTAGCCATCAGTTATCTCCCGCCCATATGCGATAGGGCGTTGCTGGTGCGCTTACCGTGGGCAATGCCGCCACCTGTGCGTCTGTTAGTGTTTCACGCAAGTTCGCATGGAACCCCGCGACTGCCTGTGTCTCTGGATACTCCATGCCGTCTGGGTCAGTCAGCGTGTTGCCCGTCTTGACGTAAATCGGCCCGATAACGTCCAGCATCTGCGTGTCACTGGCCCACTCAAAGTCACCGCTGGGGCCGTCCCACGTATCGTATGGCCCAAGGTCATCTGGTGCTACGTTGGCAAGGTCATCTGGATTGTAGACTTTGTGGGCAAGACCCGCTTCGCCAAGGGCTGTCCAAAGTGCGGCTTCGGAGGTG